TGGAGAATGTTATTTAAAAGGTATATATGATAACATATAAATTTAAATCAAAAGACAAAGAAGAAACAATAGAAGCAATGAGTTTAAAAAAAGCATTGCTTTCTTTTGGAACTAAAGCAGGAAAAACTAATGAAGATATGAGAAAGGAGAACAAATGAAAATTAAACGAATAGAAAGGAGGAAATATGGAAAGATACACAGAGACAGATGTTATTAAGCGATTTGAAAAAGCTGTAAAGGATAGGATGACTATAAGGGTTTTCAATGCAATGCCAAGAACATACAGGACTGTATTTTTACTTTCAGAAGTAAGAAAAGAAATGACTAGGTATATAGTAAAATTATTAAATTGTGATGAAAATGTTAATAACAGAATTCAATATCTAGCTGATGATATTGATAAACAAAAGAACTAAAGGATATGATAAATGGAAGGAGGAACATGAAGAAGTTTCGAGTAACAATTAAAACTTCACAAGAATGGGATAAAGTTATTAAAGCTAAAGATGAAGACGATGTTAGAGATGTAGCTGATGATAATTTTTACAACACTCATTATAAAAATTATGATGATAGTTGGAAAAATACTTTAATACCAGATGAAGAATATAATATAATTAGTGTGAAGGAGATTAAATGAGTCAACCAAATGAACCACCACTAGCACTCGAATCGTGGAGTATTACTGTTGATCTAAATGATGGCAGTGATTTTAAAATTGGTGCTGGTGATATAGAAGAAAATCTACGAGATGATATTAACGATGTTGTTGAGCAGTATGTTGAGCAACATATAGACCACTTAAAAGGTAAGTACGCAGGAGGACCACCAGATGACACGAAAGAATCCGATTGATTGGTCATGTGTAGCTAATGGATTATTAGTAGATACTTCAGCACTACACTTGACAAATAAACAAAAGTATGATATAGAGATAGATAATGAAAAAATTCAGAGTAAGATTCTTCGGGCTAGGAGCCACAGGAGAATGCGAAATACCATTCAATCACGAACCAACCGTTGATGAGGTACAGGAAATGGTAGCCATGTACCTTGAGCAAGGATTATTAAAATTATATTTTGATCGTTTTTATGTTAATCAAAAATGGTGGATTACCTATGAAGAAGTTACAGAAGAAAAAGAAAAGGAATTAATATTGGGAACTTGGGTATGAATTATAAACAACAACTAGAAGTGATAGAAGGACTGTTTGTTCCACCTGATACACAGATGAGAATAGATTGTCCTTTTTGTAATAATAAAAATACTTTACTAGTAGATACAGCAGTTAATAATGTTAGTTGGTATTGCTTTCATGCATCATGTAGTGCTAAAGGAAGGCATCGAGGTGAAAAAGATATGGAGTATGTTAAGTCTACCTTTAAAAAAGAGGATGAAAATAAAAATGAAGTATTTAAATTACCTGATAGTTTTAAGATAGTTCATTCAAACAATAAAGCATTACAATATTTACATGAGAATAATTGTTGGGAAGCCTGTAGGTGGGGAAGAGCCGACATTAAGTATGATGTTAAACAAGATCGAATTGTCTTTCTTGTAAAGAATCCTAATGATAATAAGTATGCAGGTGCTATTGGTCGTGGACTCAATTCAAAAGTGTATCCTAAATGGTATATGTATGGCAATAAAGATATACCTTTTAAATGTGGTGAGTGTAAGGATGCAGTAATTGTAGAAGATTGTGCATCAGCTTGTGCTGTATCTAATATCCTAACAGGCATAGCTATCATGGGTACAAGTTTAAAAGAATCTCATAAGAAATATTTAGAACCTTATGAAACTTTATATGTAGCATTAGACAGAGATGCGACTAAAAAATCCTATGACATTGCACGTGAGCTGACTTCAGCAGGTTTTAAAAATGTTAAGGTAAAAGTATTACACGAGTATGATTTAAAATGTTATGGTACACCAGAGATAAAGGAGATGTTCTATGGAAAATCTTAAAATAATTGAGAGATTAGAATCAGAAGTTGCAGCCCTTAAGCAACAATTATTTGTAGATAGAGAAGGTGCTAAAGCACAAATTTTAGCTGCAGAAAATGTTCAAAAAGATTTAAGGAGAGAAATCACTAAATTAAAAAAGGAAATTTGTGAGTTAAGACAGGACAATAGAAAGTTAGCCTATGAAATTGAGGATCGAATAAACAGAGCGAGAAAGTTAGGACTTATATGAAATGTTTTTTACTTATGAGCTATGATGTTGAGGTTGAATCATGGATGATTCCTGAGTATGCACCTAGTATGTGTTACACAATAAAAAATTGTAATTCCAAAAAAGCAGCATTGAATTATTTACAAAAAAATATACTAGATGAAGAAAGCAGAAAGCCCCACAATCATAAAACTTTACTTGAATATGAAAAAAAATATTATATCTTTTGTTTTCTTGAAAAAGATAAAAGGGAAATCATAAAATACTATAACATAGATAGGGAAAATATAACATGATAGAAAAACAAATGCTTAAGTTAATGTTGAGTAAGAAATTCTATGCTCAATACAAAGGACAAATCTCTAGGAATGTATTTCAAGGTAGCTTTGGTTCTTTGTTTGATACTATACAAAAGGCACATGACAAGTATGATGCTGATATAAGTGTTGACGAATTATACTCACTACACACAGCCGTCTATAATCCAGCACTTACCAAGGCTGCTAAAGAACAACTCAGTGAACTTATTGAGGACATTAAGGAAACAACAGAGCCAAGTGAGGCTATTGCTAAAGACATTGTTCATATCATGGCAGAGCGAGATGTGGCTCAGAAGATAGCCATTGAAGCTACAGAAGTATTCAATGGGAAGCCTGCAGATTTTAATCTTATAACTAAAATCATTGATGGATATAAAACGGGATTGCCTACTGAAAAGTTGGATGCAGTTACAGATAATGTAGAAGAACTTATTAAACAATTAGCTGTAACAAGTAGATGGCAGTTTAATTTAGTTGAATTAAAAAATAACATAGATGGAATTGGACCTGGAAATTTAATGATTGTGTTTGCTAGACCTGAGGTAGGTAAGACAGCATTTTGGGTTAGCTTAGTATCAGCACCACAGGGTTTTGCCGAGCAGGGTGCAAAGATTCATGCATTTATCAATGAAGAACCTGCAGTTCGTACACAAATGAGGGCTATCAGTTGTTTTACTGGGTATAACAGAGAGCAAATTTCAGAAAATATAGTAGATACTCAATTAGAGTGGGCAAAGATAAAAGACAATATTAAAATGATTGACACAATTGACTGGACTATTAGTGATTTAGATAGACACTGTGAAAAATACGAACCAGATATTGTTATAATAGATCAGTTGGATAAAATAAATGTAAGTGGTACGTTTGCCAGAACAGATGAAAGGTTACGAGCCATATATACAGGTGCTAGAGAGATTGCCAAAAGAAGAAATTGTGTAGTAATTGCTATGTCTCAAGCATCAGCTGATGCAGATAATAGAGATTTCATATCATTTTCTATGATGGAAAATTCTAAAACAGGAAAAGCTGCTGAAGCAGATTTAATTATTGGTATAGGTTGCGGTCAATACTCACGAACAGGTGATCAAGATAATGGTAGTAGAATATTAAATATTGGTAAGAATAAAATAACAGGTTGGCACGGTACACCTAGCTGTGTTTTAAATAAATATTTAAGTAGATATACTAATAACTAAAATGATATCAACAGTAGACGTAGAAACTTCCTATCAAAAGACAGAACATGGTGGCATGGACCCACTACCTTTTAATCCTAAAAATATACTGGTAAGTGTAGGGATTAATGACGAGTATTATTTTACTAACCATAGTGAACGAGTTGATGAAGGATGCTATTATAAAATACAAGCAATATTAGATCAAACAACATTACTGATAGGGCATAATATTAAATTCGATTTAATTTGGTTATTAGAGGCAGGGTTTAAATATAAGGGTAAAGTTTATGACACAATGATAGGCGAGTATGTTTTGAATCGTGGTATTCGCAAGAGTTTAACATTACAAATGTGTTGTCAGCGTAGACGCATAGGTTCAAAAGATAAAAACATACAGGAGTTTATGGATCTGGGTGTATCGTTTGAGAATATTCCTAAAGAGGTGGTAGAAGAGTATGGTCGTGTTGATGTGGAAATAACTAAAAAGTTATTTGATTCTCAAATGGAAGATTTAAAAACAGAAGAGAATAAAGGCTTACTTCGTACCATTAAAATGATGAATGAATTTTTAATTGTATTAACTGATATGGAACGTAATGGTATTCATGTTAATTTAGATACACTAGCAGATGTTGAAAAAGAATATCGGGCAGAGTTTGAATATTTAAAACAAAAGATTGATAAAGTTGTTTATGAAAAAATGGGGGATACTGAAGTTAATCTTGCTAGTCCTGAACAACTCTCTTGGTTAATCTATTCTAAAAAACCAAAAGATAAGGGTGTATGGGCTAAGTTATTTAACATTGGTATTGATAAGCATACTGGTAAAAATAAAAGAAGACCACAATTTTCACGGATTAGATTCAGGGAGTTAGTAAGAAGTAATACAGAGATTATTCATAAAACAACGGCATCGCAATGTATGTCATGCAAGGGTAAATGTGTTATTCAAAAAATTAAAGTAGATGGAACGCCTTATAAAAAATATAGTAAGTGTTCTGCATGTGATGGTGAGGGATATACCTATGGTCAATTAGCTAAAATTGCAGGGTTTAATCAAAGACCACGAAGTGTATATGATATAGCTGAAGCAGGATTTAGAACTGATCGAATTACCTTGAACAAAATTGTAGGTGAGGCTGAGGGAGAATTAAAAGAATTTATAGATGCAGTGATTAGGCATAATGCAATCTATACTTACTTACGCACATTTGTAAATGGAATTAAATCTTCTGTTGGGGAAAATAATTTGCTTCACCCTAAATTTATGCAAGCAGTAACAGCAACAGCCAGACTATCAAGTCGTGATCCTAATTTTCAAAACCAGCCAAGAGGTCAAACATTTCCTATTCGTAAAGTTATTCAATCTAGATTTGAAGATGGCAAGATAATGGAAATAGATTTTTCACAATTGGAATTTAGAACTGCAGTATTTTTGGCACAAGACAAACAAGGCATGGAAGATATAAAAAATAAAATAGATGTTCATCAATACACAGCCGATGTTATTGGTGTATCCCGACAAGATGCGAAGGCACATACCTTTAAGCCATTGTATGGTGGTACAACTGGGACAGAAGAAGAGAAAAGATATTATAAAAGATTTGCAGAAAAATATAAAGAAATTACTGAATGGCATAAAGAACTACAAACAGAAGCCATAACATATAAACAAATTAAAACACCTACAGGTAGAGAGTATGCATTTCCGTATGCTGAACGAATGCCTTGGGGTGGATCTAGTTATAGTACTCAAATAAAAAATTATCCTGTACAAGGATTCGCAACTGCAGATATTGTACCATTAGCTTGTATAAAAATATATGAACTAATGAAAGAACAAAAGGTAAAGAGTTTACTTATTAACACAGTTCATGATTCTATTGTGGCTGATGTTTATC